TGCTGAATAACGGGAACCAACTGTTCAAACTGTGTCAACTTTTCCGTTAACGGTGAAACATTCTTGTTAATTAATTTGTTGACCACTTCGACAGCAGCTTGCTGTTCTGGTAAGAGATTGTCAAACTCATCAGGTTGATTCGCTCTCATACCATCACGCACAGCATTGGTGAGCACTTCAGGTTTAAACGCAGACTGCTGTTGCTCTTGCAACTTCTGCAACTGCGCTTGCAAATCGGCTTCCTTGCGCTGCGTATTCGCTCGCAAGTCTTTAGCCATCTTTTGATACTTCTCCACAAAAGGACGGTGTGCTTCGGGGATGTCGTTGATATTTGCGCGGAGCAAATCGACGCTCGAAGGGTCAAAGTCCTGTGAACTATTTTTTGCTTCTGTTCGTGGGTGTTGTCCGCCTGATGCAGAGGCTGTGTCACGAGTATCGCCTGCAAAATCGCCCACCAAGTCGGCAGCAAAATCGTCGTCAGCGAGGTCGCTATCAGGTATCTCATCAGATACTGCAAGGCCACTATCTTCAGCCATTTGTTTAAATCCTTGTTATAGGGTTTGTGATGCTTTCCGTATAATGCTTACGGGGTCTTTGTCTAACATCTTATCCGCTTCTTTGAGGGCATCTTTTTCATTGTCACTGTCTAACCAGTAGGCATTGTCCAATACCTTCTTGCCCTCTTTCTTTTGCTTCCACGCTTCGTGCAGATGTATCTCTGCTGTCGATGCGCCACCTTCTTTCCAATCTCCTTCTTCGCACCCCAACATTTTCAGCTTCATCTTCTTATCCGCAGCAGATGTGTATGTCATATCAGTCTGCGGATCGTAATAGGGATAACCACTGTCAGAAAAGCCGACGATATGGTCTGCGTAGTCTTGCTCCATCTTTGCAGTGCAATAGGGGCAAGGGATTGTCTTGGGCAAGTCGGTTATTCTGTAATACTGATCGAGCAGGGTGTGACCATTGCCACATTTAAAGTTGTATACAGGCATTAAAGTGCGTTAGCCTCCATTATTGTGGGCCACTTTGCTTAGGGCCTTGCATCTTGCTTCTGATCAAGTTCAAGACACTATCCCGTTGAGCTGCAAGGCCCCCAATAGAATCTTGCCCTGCATTTGTCATACCGAGCAACTTGGATATGACAACCTCTGGCCTCATACCCCTTCCCACTTGCTCATCTAACTTACCTTCGTTGTATTTTTTTTCGTTATAATCCCCAACCATATCACCCGACATCTTACTAACACCCCCAAACCCCGCGTTGCCCTTATTCATCAACAAGTTCTGTATCTCATTAGCAACTTCTCGTTCTTCTGGGGTAAGATTAGACAGGTTTTTGTTATTCCTTGCTGGATTGAATAGCTTTTTTGCCAGCATCATTTCCAAATCTTCCAACTCACCAACGGTGTCACTAAATTCATCCATACGTTTCCCTTCTCCCATTAAAGTGCGTTAGCCTCCACAGCTTGATCTTGCACCACGTTAGAAATTTTCTGAGCATTTGAGCGCACAGTACCCATCAAACCTTGCGCATTAGACGCTTCTGACGGTCTAAACTGTCGCCCCTGTGTGCCACCCTCTTGTTGCAACAATTGCTGGTGCTGTTGGTTATGCTCTTGCACCGCTTGCTGAATAGCCTGTTGCAACTGTGGAGGTGCTTGCTTAAACTCAGGAGATTGGGCGATCTGGTTAATATCTTGTAGTTGCATATGTGTTTGGTGATTCTGCCCAGGTTGTGGGGGTATGTTCTGCCCACGTAACAGGTATGCCACATTTTCCATCTGCGCGAGTCCTGCTGCATCAGGGTCAATGGTTGCCTCAAGCAACTTATTAAAGTTGACCTTGCGGAAAGCACCACCAAGCAGTTGCGTGACCACTTCTTTGCGATCAATGGGCACAGGTGATGCGATGAGTCGGTCATAGAGGGCAAGGGTGTCGTCACGCTCAAGCTGCTCGTTGAGCACTTGCATACTGCCAGCGTCTATCTCTATGTCATAACGCAACCCTGTAAACCAAGCATCCTCAATGACTGCTTCGAGGTCGGGTTCACCAAATCGTCTGAGCACCACAGAGAACTTTTCGGGTCTATACCTTACATCTGACCACATAGCCAACAATGACTCTGTTGCCCACTTATAAAACCCTGCAATGGGCACCTGCATCCATTCTCTGTTGAGTTGGGCATCTGTGGCGCGTACAGCCGCTTCTGTTGCTGTTCTACCCGACGGGGGAGACACTTCAATGATCTGCCCCTCATAAGCGAGAGCATCACGCTCTACCTGTATCTGGTCTTGCGGAGCACCGCCAAAGTCTAACGGCATCAATGCCCTGTCGGGATTGTCGAACCAGTGGATGTCACCGTCTTTAGATTTTGACAGGTTATCTGGTAAGTTGGGGTTCTGTCGCTTCTCTGCCTTGTTGCCTGCGATGATGCGATTAAACCGCTTGAGTAAGTCTGTTCTGCGTGACAGTGACTCCACAATGATCTGCTCAACAGCTTTTTCATAAGCCATCATCGGCTTACCCCAAAACTTGTCGCTCATATCAAAGGCGAAGGTGTAATAGGGGAAAGCACCGCGCAATAGGTACGACTTCTTGGGCACGACTCTTATGGTGCGCTCTTGGCCCGTCATAGGGTCTTGTTGGGTGACGCGATCAACCTTAAGCATTGGATGAGGGATGTCCTCAACGGGTTCCTCTATGCCATTGGCAAATACGATGCGTCTACGGTGAACCCTGTCGTGGATTTCGTATAGGAGAACATTTTTAGACAGTTCACGCTGTTTATGTTTAACGTGCTCATCTGAGCTTTCGTCAGTGTTCTCACCATCTGCATAGATGTTTGTGAGAAATGTGTCATCAAACTCAGGATTCTTTTGTGATAGGGGTCTAAACTGATTCTTAAAGTTTTCAAAGCGGGGGTCAGACTTAACAAACTCAAGGGGCACCATCATACGCTCAATGACGTATTCTGCTGTTCCGAGCTTGTGGGGGGCACATAGGGGGTCTACAATGATGTTGCGAGGGTCTACGCGGTATATGTATGGGAAGTCCTCCAAGATGTCATCGTGTGACACGTAGGGCATCACAGCATCATCACCTTGAGGGTTGTAACCGACCTTTAAGAAGCCACGATAGCAAAAGAGAGCATCAAATGCTGCCTGATGGATTTCCTCTTTAGCACCCATCGCCTTGAGCGCATTGTTCACCGCACGCTCAATGACTTCCTCTGCATTGTTATACTTTTGCAGTATCTCGCCTTGATCAACACTGGCAAAGATGCGTGGGTAGTTGTAAGCAATAGAGGCAATGAGGCGACGCACAAGGGGGTAGAAGCGCGACACCTTCTGCACCTGGTCATCTTCTAACCCTGCCACCTTTAACTCAAGGTTGTAGCGTTCTTGTAGTTGATCCCATTCTTCACGCTTGGGCTTCATCCACTTTTCACCGTTGTCAATGATCTCACGCCACCGCTTGACTTGTTCTTCCTTCAAATGCCCACCTGCTTAAGTGTTTACGGTTAAACTGATTAAATATCTGTCGTGCTATGGGATGGCACAATCGGGATCACTCGAACCCAACTTTACTGATTAGGGGGTGTTAAGCATTGTCCAGAAATTTGACCCCGTTTTTCTGGATAATGTCTCCGCTTACATCGCTAATGCTTGCAAGTTTCCTTCGCGTGCTAACTTGAGCACGTTAGAGCCTAATGTGGGGTCTGTATTTGCGCGATCTATGACACCACTAAACGGAGACCACGTTTCGTCCAATATGCGCCCCAAGAGGCTGAGTGTGTCTACAAAGTCATCGTGCTTGCCAGAGGGGAAGTGTAACAACTCGTCAATGCAATCATCTGTCCAACCAGCGTGGCGAGGGAAGTATACCTTGCCCATACTCATACGACCACGAATAGACTGAGCACGTTGCGCTTTGCTCTTTAAAGAGGGTAGAGAGTTGATATTGCAGTACGTATTGGTCTCAGTCATCCTCTGCCGTAAGAAGGGGCCAACAGATTTTTCTATCTGCCCTGTCTCACCAACCCACTCAATGGGTCGCCACTGCTTCATCAGGTTGATCTGTGCATTTATCCACTCTTGCGTGCCTGCCTGCTCACGATAAACGTCTAAGATGTAAATATCTGCGTTGGGATCGACACCAAATACGGTATGCACCGTGTAGTCGCCACCCTGCTGAGTAACAGCATAGTCAGATGTGGCATATATCGTCATATTCTCAGTGGCAGGGCGTTCATCGTAGAACTGTATCCACTCTTTGCGGAAAAAATCACCCTCATCTGGTGTCGGTTTCTGCTGATACAGAGCAGACCAGAAACGATTACCGCTACCAGAGGTAAGTATTCGCTTAACTTCTTCCAAGCGTTCCAACGGGTACTTCTCAGGCCACAGTGCTTCACCCTTGTTACGCCCAACAGGATCATCGTCACTGTCACAGATAGCAGGGAGAGAAATAATTTCCCACTGCTCACCATCTTTCTCTGCAACTTCTAACAATCTACCAGAGAGGTCGTCTTGATGCCACCGTGTCTGAATAACACAGACGACACCATTGGGCATCAGGCGCGTTGTAGCGACAGTTTTATACCAATCCCACACATTATCACGGATCAGTTCACTATCAGCTTCCTGTGCGTCCTTAACAGGGTCATCAACCAAGAATAAATCAGCACCATAACCAGTAGCCCCACCTTGAACACCTGTGGAAAGGTATACACCACCTTGATTCGTATGCCAAAGATCAGAGGCTTTAGAGTCGGGAGCGAGTTCGACATTTGGGAAAAGTTCGCGATAGTCGCGGGTATCTATGAGGTTTCGTACTTTTCTCCCAAAACTCTGAGCCAAACGTGATGCGTATGATGCAATGATAACTTGATGCTCTGGAAACTGCCCCATATACCACGCAGGGAAGCGCGTAGAGGCTATTTCACTTTTGCCGTGGCGAGGAGGCGCAAATATCATTAATCGCTTAATGTCGCGCCTTGCAAGGCTTTCCAACTTACGGCAGATCAACTTATGATGCTCTGCTGCCGCGTAATTTGGAAAGGTATACCGAACAA